CTGCCATATTTCCACATAACCTATCTCCTATCGGGCGGTCGCTGTTTTGAACGGTGATTCGGCGACGGCCATGAAGATGTAAGTGCTGCCGGAGCCATTTGTTTCTGTATCGTTGCCTCTAATCTTAAATCCATTTGACAGAAAATCGATGTGCTGTGCTACACCGCTGCTTTCTGCCCCACTCGAATTGGCTGCTAACGTCAGGCCGTTGACGTTGTATGGTCCTCTTTTGTTATCCCACATTTTCCAATCACCAGCAGCGTTAGTGCGCTTGGTCATCACAAAAGCAGGTGCGAATCCATTTGTGTACACAAATGGACCATCTGTCGAACCATTGCCCGTGTAGCCTCCGACGGAACTAAAATTTTCCACTTCTGCGAAACAATATACAACGTAGTCTCGTCCCGTTGCATTAACTTGAGTTTCATTTCCTAAAGTAAAAACTGAACTTGTCGGAGCAGTGTCATTCCATCGATTACTAACCGTAAAGGCACCGTCAGTTGTAAAGTACATGAATTTTGTTGGGCCTAATTCTTCGTGATAAATACACCAGTTTTCTCCAACATCCCTATCTTTAAGGATCATCATCTTAGGAACTGCACCAAGGCCATGGCCTACAGTTGCTCCTGATGTAGAGTTGCCAACGTAAGTAACTATACTAAAATTACTGGTATTATTAGTTGACACCGTTGACGTGATGCTGCCATCAGTATTGCTGCTGCCGCTGCCGTTGGCTTTCCACTGCCATGCAACCATAGAGTTGCCGCTGGTATTTACTTCGCCCCTGTTTCCAACAGTAAAACCATCCGAATCAAAACTAACTAGACCTTCAGTAACAGTTGCCTCTGCGCCAACAGTAGACGAAAAGATTACTTTTGTAGCACCTCTTACAGCATCGTAAAGATCATGTTCATTACCACCAGTTGTTCTATTTTTGATCCAAGCAAAGTCAGGTTGGAACGTACTATTCCCAGATTGGTTTACTTCAAGACCACCGGAGCCAATAGCTGTTCCATTGCCTGTGTATACTGTCGTCTGAAAATGCGCCGAAGGATCGGCGATGATTGGGTCGTCTAGGGCGGCGGTGGATAATGCGTTGAAGTCGGTGGGCGGTGTGTAAGTGAAGGCAGACTGCCCGAAATTGCCCGTCACGTCTGTAGCAGTACTCCCAGCATGAGAAATACAAAATCTGTAAAATAGTCCCGCTGTCAAGTTTGTAAATGCAGCATTTGTTCCTGCTGCTGGATCACCACTGTTTTGGAATACCCCATTTTTACTCCACCATATTTTTTGGTTATCCAAATCAATAGCACAACCAATTATATCATTTGTTGTAAAAGTATCTCCATATGCTCCACCTCCCGTACCCTGTATATTTCCGTTTGGAACATAACCTCTAAATGTACTATCGCCTACATTATTACCGCCAGTAATGTTTAAGTCAGCCGCAATTACACCAATAACAGGGTATTGGTTTGATAATTGTGGTGCCGCATTCAAAGTAAACTCAGCATACCATTTACCTGAAGATGGTCCTATTTGAGTAATAGCTTCAATAGCATTTGAAGTTCCTCCAGCACTTGTTCTTAAATTGCCATCAGAAATAGTAAGAGGTTGACCTGAGACATTACAACTAGCTACAGGATTAAAAATTGAATAATTATCAGTCGGCGTATCCAGCATCTGATCTGTGGTGGCTAGTCCGCTGCTGGTAAAGTCATTGTTGTTGCCTGAGAAATCTTCACCCAGATCACTGGCTGTTTCACCTGTGATGTAGAAACCGTTGTTTCCGTAGGTTGGAGACGCTTCGATGGGTATCCACACGCCATCACTGTTGTATTCACCAAAGTCGGTAGGAGTAAGAACAGTACCGTCTACAAAATGAAACTCTGCGATATAGCCATCCCAGTTGTTAATATGAGATGATACGCCGTTAAATACGTTTGCGCCTACATCATGACCAACTGCCGCATTAAGGCGGCTTGAGGTACTGCTTAGACTAGAACGTGTATCCGTTGCCCAAGAAGTAATTTCCGATCCATTCAAATAGACACGAAGTTTCTGTGAAGCTGTAGCGTTTCCAAGGTCATATGCTACTACAAAATGATACCAAGACGAAAAATCGCGGAAGAGTTGATTTGATTGTAAACGAAGCACACCGCCTTCTTGGATATTAATTTTGTTACTTGAAAAATAAAAGTTGTCGTTATTGCCACTACCATTTGCACTGATAATATACTTTCCATCGTAACCCTCACCCAACTTAATCCAGAAGCTATACCCAAACTGTGAGTTGCTAGTCGGTGTGCCGAATGTACGATTCAAATAAGGACTATCCCCGTCATTAAACCGGATCGACTGATCGATGGTGTAACCAGCACCGCCAGTGTTAGCGAACCATTGTGAGCCAAACATAGTCATTAGCTAAACGCCAACTGCGGTGCGCCTAGCTGGATACTGCCAGCAGCCTTAACAAAGTACGGAACTACATCGATTGCATTGGCTGCGGTACTAAGTGTGATTCCTGCGCCACCGGGGGTTTCGTAGTCCGTTCCAAGGCTGAGAGTTCTTCCGCCCGTACCATCTTGAATAAACACGAACACTCCAGCCTGACCCACTGATTCCGTGCTTGGGTTAGCCAAGGTCACGTTACCCGTAAGGGTAAGCACAAAGTTCTGATTGGCCGAGAAGTCAATCGTCACACTGCCTGTGTTTGACGTGTCAGTGTCCGTACCTGCAAGGATAATCGTGCCACCGCTAAGTTTCCCAGCAACCGTCACATTCGTGGTGCCTGTCGGAATCTCAATTACGTTGGCATCGGCATCATTCTTGATTGTGACATCGTTGGTCGAGCCTTGACCTGTGAGGATGAGGCCCTCCGCAGCGGTGTAACCCATTGCAGCATTATCACCGGCAGAGGTGTCGCCGTCAGCGTTTATCGTTGCGGCTGTTAAATCGCCCACGATATCGACGCTTGTGCCACCCGTTGCAATAGTAAGAACATCCGCATCTGCGTCGTTCTTAATGGTTACATCGTTGGTGCTTCCCTGGCCGGTTAAAATCAGACCTTCAGCAGAGGTGAAACCTATCGTTGCGTCATCTCCGGCAGCAGTGTCTCCAGCAACACTTAGCTTACCCGCGACAGTTACGTTAGTGGTCCCCGTGGGAATCTCAATAACGTCGGCGTCAGCATCGTTCTTAATCGTAACGTCGTTCGTGCTGCCCTGGCCGGTCAGAATCAAACCTTCGGCAGCGGTATAACCCATGGCGGCGCTATCACCAGCGGAAGTGTCACCCAAAGCATTAAACGTGCCGCTCGAGGTAACGTCCCCAGACGCGGTGAGCGTGGCGAGCTGAAGGTTTTCTACGGCGTCAACAACAGCCGCGCCGGAACCAGCGCCATCGCAGTAAGCAATCGCGGAGTTTCCGTTTGTGACGGTGATGTTAGCGCCGGAGCCCTGAGAAAGAATGACCGAGTGTCCGCCGCTTGTGGCGTTGATGAAAATAAAATATGCCGTGGTGGTGTTCGGGGCGATGGTGACCGTGTTGTTTCCGGATAAAGTCCCAGTAAACCGGATCACACGGAACATGCCGTCCTGAAGGTTCTCTGTACCAGAGTCAGGAGAAGCTTCTCGAACGGTCAACGTGTGAGTAGACCCTGAGATCGCAACCGCCTTAAACGAAGCAATCCGATCAAGGATATCCAAGTTATGATTGGTGGTGGTTCCCCACGCTCCGGATTGTTCACCGGATCCAATCTTTTCAATACCATAGTTAGTTGTGTAAGAAGAAGCCATGACCGTATTCCTATGCCGCTATTTTGACCCAGTTCGGCGTTTGCGCTGCGTCTATGGTTGAATAATTAGGCGTCTGAGACGCATCTACTTCTGTCCAGATGTTAACCGTTTTCACCAACCCGGCGGCGGACACGCCCTCAACAGAGAACGCAAAGTTAATCTGTACTGAACCGATTTCGCTTGCTGCCGAAACTCCGCTTACCGAAAGTATTGAGTTTGTGATTACGGACGGAGATCCAACGGAGCTTGTTGCTGAGACTCCTGTAGGCGTAACCGTTACAGGGACGATAACGGAGGCAGACCCCACCGCGCTTGCCGCCGAAACTCCGCTGACACTTACCGTTACAGGTAGGCTTACGCTTGCAGACCCTACGGCACTGGCTGCGGACACACCCGTGACTTCGACGGGAACGGGACTATTCCACGCTCCGTCGTTCCAGGTGCTTCTATCCCAGCCAGTGATTAAGGCCATTACGAAATCCTGATTATCGCGTTATTAGCGTCGTTAGCTGGATACTGGATTGTAAAGTCACCCGCACTGGATGATTTGTCTCCACCAAAGTTGATCACTGCTACGGCAGGATCAGCAGCATGATTAGTGGTAGATCCGGTGCCTGCGGTGCTAAGTGTGCTGTTGTAAATCAAAGCACCTCGTGCATTGCTGATAGTGGATGACGAGAACGTGGTATCTGCAAAATCCAAAAACGCTGTCGGAACCGAGCTGCTATTGTCCGCAAGGCCCAGAGTCACACTAGCTAGAGCCGCACCACCAGCGGAATAACCCGTGCCGCTGACTTCGTTACTTGTGGTATATCCAGTGGTGTCCGCATCGATGGATGCACTGTTGGTAAACAGAGCGATTTTGAACGTATCCGCTGAAATTTCGCTGGATCCCGTCCGCGTATGCGCCGTCCAAAAATGGATACCCGCGAGTATCTCTCGCTTAAAAGATCCGCACATTGCGGATGAGCCGATAGCCATTACAGTCTCCTTATGATCTCCGCCACATCTTCATGGCCTTGTTTCTTCATCAAAGCCCAGATGGTCGTTCGTTCGCTTTGACACATACGTTTCATATAAAAGACTAGCACGTCTTTCAAACGCTGTCTGTGGGCATACGCCTGTTCCCGTATGACAGGCGGTGCATTTTCAGAAACCAGCATAATTTTGTTCAGCGCCATTTCAGCCATTTCTTCTGGAGAATGACCTCTGTCCGTAGTCGTAAAGACTATCGGATCCGCAATTCCGGATTGGCTTTCTGTATCCAGCATTATGCTGTATCCCTCCGCAAGCGGTCATACCTATACTGATCTCGAGTTTGTAATCCTTCGCCCAAGTTTTTCAGCCACTGTAAGGACTCTTGGAACCTAGAGTTATAGAGGCTCATGAGATCCGGCTCACCCTTCAGGAAAGTGTAGGCCTCCACCAAACTTCCATACAGAAGGGCCAACTCGGCGTTTGTCCCTAGCCAGCTAGTGCCGTCTCCGCTCTCGGTAATCGACGTTGGCCGATAAAAATAGTGAAGCTCCACATCATACGATGCATCCGGCGTAGGAGCTATTAGGAAGGAACTTTCATTCCAATCAGCGTAGTATTTAGGCGTTCCCGTTGTCGCTGGATTTGGCGTGTAGTCTTGAAGAGCCGTAACTTGCTTGTACAGCAGAAACTCTTTGCTTGAATTATTGATTACGCTTAAAGAGTTTTGCGCCAAAAAGTCCGTAGGCTTTGAAAGATACTGATTTCCAGAAGTAAGATTGCCAGAAACGTTTTTGCGGAAAACATCAAGCTGACATTCTTTAAGAATGCGTTCTTCCGCGTTTACGATAAAACGAGACAAGTTGCTTACGAACGTGGTTTCAGTGCTTTGTACGTAGTCCTGTATCGCTGTTTTCAGTGTCGTAAATGTATAGGCCATATTACGCGCTCACCGTTACCGGGCCTGCGGATGCGAATCCGCCGCCACCTTTTACATTTCCTGTCGTAGCGGTTCCGCTACTAGCGGTGAACGTGTAGTTGTTATCGTCCACCTTGGTGATGGTGTATCCAGAGGAGCCTTCTAAAACAGCTTCCGTAAATCCATCAAAAGCTTCAACGCTTCTAAAACGCACGATGTCTCCGGTGCTGCGGCCATGACTGATCTCATTAACCGTGATGACCGCAGATCCGCTAGATCCAGACTTGAACGAGTTGAAAGGCAGCAGAACTTCTACCGCTGGCTCAGTTCGCGCTGATCGGCTAACTCGCAAGGACTGCGGGTCAGCTCGAACTCGCCTGGGCTCCAACTGAGGTTGCTTTGATTCGTACTCATCGGGGCCTACAAGACTGCCGTTCCATTCGAGAAGCATCGAACGCAACGGATAGGCTCTGCCGGATCTGTCCGAAATCCCTTTTGCGTATTTTCCTGCGGCGTATCGAGGCATCTTACACGCTCACAGAAGAGTAACTGGGAACCAGATACAAGGACGTTCTCTCGGCATCTTCAGATGCGGCTCGGTCGAATTCTTCGTTGTAAATCGCCTTCATAAGCTGAACTCGGTCGGGCGATCTTTTGATTGAAATGTA